CTCCTACTCCGTGTCGTCGACGACGCCGAAGCGCCTACGCCGTTCGTGAATGAGTGCCGCGCGTGCTACGGGCGGGTAGTGCCACATGGGGCACCGAACCGTGTCGTCGCTGGCGGTGGCGAAGTAGCTCGACCACTCGTCAGCCGACTTGAGCGTCTGCACTCTCAACGCTCTTCAGCTACAGCGGAGTTGTAGGAACGGATGCCGGTTAGTACCGGCTTGCGGTAAGACACGTTCCGGCCGGCCTTCGTGGTGTACTCGACCAGTTCGAGCGTGAGGTTCGCGACCGCTTCGCCGCCAACCTTCGTCAGCGCGTTGTCATAGATGTGCAGTACTTCGGCCATGGTCCACGAACCGGTCTGAAACTTGAACTCGCCGAGTTCCGGATCATCGGCGAGCCGGAACGTGACAGCGATCGAGGGCGACGGGCCTACGAAGTCCTTCGCCGCTTGCTTCCGCTCGGCGAAGAGGCGAGGGCATCCGCAAGGCTGGCCAGCCTTCTCGTCCGGGCTCAGGAACTCCACACCATCACAGTGGTGAACCAACTTGTTCCGGTTCCACAGCTTCAGATCGGAGTAGATCGCGCCGGGTCCGTCGAGGATCACAGAAACGGTCTCAACCGTCGACAGAACCTCTATGAAGTTCTCACTCTCGCTGTCGGTCTCGACAGGCTGTCCGCCGAAGAGCTGAGCAACGGCGTCGGCAACGCTTCGTTCACCGGTCGTGATGCGCCACTCGGCGAGCGAAACGGGAATGGTGTTGCCTCGTGCATCCTGTGCCGTGGTGCCGGAGTGGAACCGGCCGACCGTGTCGTCAGCGAAGGAGGTCCGCTCCTTCGGGGCTGCGTCGGGGTCGGTCTCGAAGATGCGAAGTGCCATACAGGTTCCCCTAGTTGAGCGTCCGTGTGGGGCGTAGTGCCCTCTGTACTAGGCGCTAGAACGCAATGGTTCTCCCGCTACTTGGCACGGCGCTGAGTGCCCGTAACCAGCCGTCCGACGCTCTTCGCCAACGCCCGCCCGAGGACCGTCTTCGACAGTTCCCGGTCCCACATGAAGACCTTCCGGAGGTTCAGGAACATGTCGAAGACTTCACCGTCGATGCGCACAGGCCGGAACGTCCAACCGTCCGGCGTGATGTGCAGAACCGCGCCGCCATCAAACTCGGGCATGGGGATGCTCTCGCCGGCCGCAGACACCACACGGTCAGCGTGCGCGTAGGCAGAGAGCTGAAGGGCGACCTCGGCGTGAACGTCCTTCGAGGTCTTCCAATCCGTGACGAGTAGCAGCGGCTCGCCGGAGCGGTCTGGAGTCACCTTTCCGTCAGCGTCGACCCACACGCGAAGCCATGCGTCGAAGCTTCCGGCGTAGTCGTAACGGTCGCTCCACGCGACGTCTTCAGCGCGGATCAGTTCCGGGTTGACGACCTTCAGAAACTCGGCGAAGCCGCGCCGGTACGGCTCCATGTCGGGGTGAACGCTGCCGACCTGTTCGCCACGTGCCATGCGCTCGAAGAGGTCGTGTGCGTCGCTGCCAATGGCCGCACGAATGGCCGTGTAGCGGCGACTCGCCCCCTTCAGGTAGTCGATTGCTCCCTGTCGGTCCCGCTCGGCCATGCGAGACAAGAAGTCGAAGCTGTCGACGGCGAGTTCAGCGCTCATCTTCGCCGACCAGAACGGCAGGAACGGCTTCGGAAGCATGTCAATAATGCTGGTCACGCCCGGAACGGTTACATCGGCCCTGTCCGGGTGGACGTAGAACCGGCTACCACTCCGCTTGATTGTGCGTACCTTGCCCATGGTTCCCCTTCGGGTTGCCTACTGCTTACGGCAACTGGAGAACGGGAGGGTTCCACGTGGCTCTGTGCGCCCGTCTGCGGGCATGAAAGAGCCCCGGTCGACCACTGGGGGTCAATCGGGGCCGAGAGGCGCTTAGGCGAGCACCTAGGGGGTCTTGCGGCGGTCTTCCGGGAACATCAGTACTCTTCGTCACCCTTCGGCAAGTCCGACAGACCCGTCTTCCTGCGCATTTCGTCGCCGAATAGCCGATCAGCCAGAGACTCAGGGTCAGTGGCGAGCTTCAGCTTCCTACCCGCGCCCCACTTCAGGAACGCGTCGAAATTCTCGGCACTGCGCGCGGCCTTGTAGATGTCACCCCACACGCCCGCAATGTCTTCCCATGCTGGCACATCATCGTTGCTCATCGCTCAATCTCCATTTCGGAAATCGCCGTAACCAATGCATCCTCGCAGCGCTGCCAAAGCTGACGCTCAGCGGCACCGTTCTGAGAACGCCGAAACTGAACCATCAGCAGCAGCGCGCCCATGTCCTCTTCGTCGAGCTCGATCGTATAGCGCTCAACAGTCATGCCTCACCCTCCCCTATGGAGCGGGGGCACCTACTAAGGTTAGTAGGTGCCCCCGGATGCTGGTCGGTCAGATCTCGCCGAGAAGTTCCTTCACGGCATCCCGGATCGCTTCGAGCTTCTTGCGCGTCGCCGTCCTGGCCTTCGCGTCGAGATCGGCAATCCCCTCCGTCTTGGCAAGCTTCGCAAGCTTCGCCATCTTCGACACAGAGTCGAACAGCTCGGCGTCGGGGGTCTTGGCGGGCTTGTCGTCGCTGAGTGCTTCGTCGGCCTCTTCCTGGCTCATCTCGCCGGCCGCAACCTTGGCAGCAAGTTCGTTCTTCCGCGCCGTCTTCGCCTTCGCGATCTCAGAGCGCGTGATGAGCTTGACATCGTAGTGAGCGGCGACAGCGTCGATCAGCTTCACATCGGGCTTGCCCTCGGTCAGCTTCGCGTACTTCGCAGCCTCTTCGGGCGAGTTGTCCAGAGCGCGAATGTACTCGACCAGCGTGTCACCCATGTAGTTCTGAGAGCTGCGCTGAATCGAGTTCAGCTCAGCGCGCACGCCGTCCGCATCCTCATCAACACCTTCTTCGGGGAGCGCGTCCGTGATGGTGCTGTAAACCTCACCAGCCTTCTTCTTACTGATGTCGAGGTCCCCCTTCAGGTCCGGGAGACCATCGGGCTTGATGATGTTGGAGCGAATGCCAACCAGGATGATTTGCGAGATCTCCTTGCCGCCCTTGAACTTCGCCTTTGCAATCTCGAAGACGCGCGCAGAACCGGCCTTGACCGTGGCGTCAACGCTGGTGCCGACTACTGCCCCAGCATCCTTGTCCTTCTTGACGACGTCGGCCGACGGCTTCTCTGCGGGCTTCTCCTGAGCGGTGCTCGCATCCTTGACCAGCTTACGAAGGGCCGTCCGCTCCTTCGCCGGAAGCTGAGCGATCAACACGTCCGCCTCTTCGGCGAGCGTCTGCACACCCTCGGCATTCTCGGCTTCGACCACCGACGGGATGCGCTCGATGATGGCGGCGACCTCTTCACGCAGACGCTCGTACTTCGCGGCGGTCTCGGACTTGCTAGCGGCGGTAGCTGCCATGTCGCTTGCTCCTTCGTGGGGGCCGGTCGGCCCGTCGTGTCCAACAGGCAGGACTCTAGCAGCCCCACGGGTGCGCGCGCGTACGTTCCGCGAAAAATCTTGGGACCCACCTACTAACGTTAGTAGGTGCCCAACGACAAAAGCCCCCGCCGAAGCGGGGGCTCAGGTCATGGAACGAGTCGGTCAACTGCCTTGTGCAGCGCGGACATTGATCCTTCGTTGGCTATGGTGATATCGGACGGGTAGCCGTCTAGCGCGGTCTCGCTGGCGTGCTGGCGAGTCCGCACCTCTTCCCCACTGGCGCTGTCAGGTCGACCGGAGCGGGTCACCCGAACGAGCGTGAAGCCAGCGGCACTCAGCCGCTCGACCTCATTGGGGTAGCGGACGTCAGTCACGACGATGGGCATGTTCCATTGGTCGGCAACCTTGACCAGCTCAAGTACAGGCCGAAGCCAGAACTCAGGGTCGAGGTCTCGCACTCCCTGCCCCATGTGCTGAAGCACTCGGCGAACTTCGGGGATGCGTTCCTTGGCGACGTCCCACCCCATTCGATGGACCACGCTCGACAGCCGGGTAGGGAGGTATGCCGTTCCGGCGAGTTCGTAGCTCACGATCGGGTCGACCTGAAGCGCTGTGACCTTCAGGTGATCGGCGAACGCTAGGCGCGTGTAGGCGTGTTGGGCGACCAGTCGGCCGGCGATGGTGTCCTTACCGCTACGCGCCTTACCCATCAATGCAATGTGGTGAAGCCCCATGCGTGTCTCCTCAGTCGGGTTGTCGTGACTGAGGAGAACGCGAGGGTTCTCTTACGCGGTCGGAGCGGGAGCAACCGCAACCGGAGCAACGGCTACAGCGGCCGGAGCGGGGGCAGGGACGGGCGCAACGGGGGCAACCGGCGCGGGGATACCGAGGATGGTGTCAGCCTCAGCAATGGCGCTGTACGGCGCTCCGAGATCCTTGGCGACCGCTACGCCATCCTTGGCGAGTGCGGCGACCTCGACCCCGTGTCGAGCGAGGTAGCCAGCAGCGAAAGTGATGCCAGCGGTAATGACTGCCTCAACCAGTCCGGCGACGTCGGACGGGGTTCCGTGCGGCGCAATGTGCGGGGCGAGAATGCCGGTAACAATGGTGGTGATGGATGCGGCGACGGTGGCGGAAGTTACCTTGCCGGAAATGGCCATGGGTCAGTCCTCGATTCCTATGTGTGCGGCTACAGCGTCGAGCCGAGTCGCTATGTATGTAAGTGCCGCGTGATCAGCGTCCGCCTTAGCGGTTCGCTTAGCGTCGGCCCTGTTGCTGGTATTGCCGAGAATGGGCAGCGCCCAGAGCTGAATGAGGTTCGACAGGAACAGACAGAACGCGAACGGGTACCGGTCGCCGCTGAATGGCCACACGTTGAATGTGGCGAGTGCCATCCATCCAACCTGCCATGCCACTAGAACCCAGAAGGTTCCCATGGAGCCAAAGACGCTGGTTACTCGGTCGCCGATTCGGTCGTTGAAGCCGCTCAGCGGATGGGTCACTTCAGGGTGCGTCATTCTTCCTTAGTTCTAGTCGAGGGCTGCGGCGAGCGTCGTATACCGCATGCTCCGCCGTGTGTGCCGCTTGCCAATCCCGAACTTCGCGAATGTCGCTGCGCAACTCATCACGCACAGACGCGATTACGGCGCGGGTTGCTTCGCCTTCCTGCTGCGTCGTGCCTCGCCCTCGACTCAGCGCGTAGTACGCCGGTCCGGCGCTAATGGTGGCAGCAACGACGCTGCCGAACCACGTACCAACTGCCATTAGCCCACCTTCACCGCAAGCGCGGCGACGGCAGCGTTCAGCGCCTTCTCGGCGGTCTCGACCTCGGCCATGAGCTGAGCGGCAGTCGGAGCGGGTGCAGGCTTCACGGGGGTCGGAACCGGAGGGTGAGTTACGGGTGCCTGCGGGTCGGCCCACGCTCGCAGCGCCGCAGCACTCGCGAAGTTCGCTACGTTCCGGTCAATGCCGCCGGCCCATGAGTACTGCTGGAAAGTCCAGGGGTGCAGAATTCCCGGATGTCCGGCGGGGTTGTTCGGGTCGGCGATCCAAAGGCCGTCCATCGAGCCACCGTTGTTGGTGTCGATGTACTTCCAGAAATCGACGTTGCAGTAGAGCACGACCTTATGACCCGGTGCCCGGACCTTGAGCCGGGCCATGAATGCGTCACGCTCTGCCTGGGTCATGGTGGCGTCTTCCCAGTCGAGAGCGAGGATGTCACCCGGCTTCAGTTCGATGTGGGAAAGGAAGTAGTCAGCCTGAGTGGAACCGTTGCCGCTTCGGCCGAAGTGGTAGTGACCGACGATCAGACCACCAGCGCGCGCGTGTGCAACCTGTCCCGAGTAGTTCGGGTTCACGTAGCCGGTTCCCTCGGTTGCCTTCGCGAATACGAAGGACTCGCCGACAGTCGGGAAGTCGACAGCCTGATAGGAAGAGACGTCAACGCCGTTAACGGTCAAGTGAGTTCCTTAGTTGTAGATCCAGAGAGCGGACAGCGAGGATGTCTGCCCGTTGACGGAGGAGGTAGAGAGCGCGGACCCGCAATTTTGGTACCCCCACAATTCGACATAATCGCCGAGACCGTTGAGATACACGAAGCACGAAGCCGACACGGCCGTATAGGGGGTCGCTCCGGCAGCAGCGCCAAACGCGCCGGGAACCGTCGAACCGTTCTTCATGATGAAGGCACAGCGCCCGGCAGTCGTGTTGGCATTGAAGTTCACGGTCCCTTGGACCCAGTACCAGCCGGGAAGCTGAGCCACATAGCGGCTGTTGCTCGAACTGGTCGAATGACCCCCGTAGGAATCTATCGACTCAGTGTCGAGATTGATTGCGACACTGGCGTTCGACGCGATGCTCTGCACCGTCGACTGATAGCCGAAGAACGCCGGTCGAGTAAGAAGGAAGGTCAGTCCGTTGGAATTCGCGTTCCACAACGCGCCAGTGATGAATGACCCCGGTACCTCGTATGAAGGTACTGGAACGGGAAGGTTCGTCAATCACGGTCCTAGTAGCTGAAGGCGGAAGAGTTGAAGGCCGCACTCGGGTCGAAGGTCGTAACCGTCGTCGCGTAGGGAAGGGGCTCACACAGTGCGGCACTGACGGCGTGCGCTTGCGTCGTCGAGGTGACTTGCAGCGTGCCGGTAGTCCAGTTAGCGGACGTTGCCCCTACGGCCGTTACGGTCACGGTCTCTTGTGTCGGCAATCCGTGGTCGAGAAGGAGCTGTTGACCTATGCCGACCTGTGCAGCGAGAGGGTTCGTGACGTCAAGTGCCGCTTGTGTCACGGGGTTTATCGGCGTGATGGTTAGGGATGTCGCGCCGGCCAGCGCAGGCGACTTCAGCCATGCACGCCACGACGTCATCACGCCGTACGGGGTCAAGTCGGCCGGACTGCACTGCATTGTGAGTGTTGCCGCACCCTTGTCGGAGAAATCCCACTGCATCGACTCAATGAAGCAGTCAAGCTGCATGGGTGCCGCATAGCCGGGGGGCTGTCGCATCACTCGAATTCGGGTGCCGATTTCGAGGTTCACGACCGTGCCCCACAGCAGCGGATTCCCGGCGAGATTCAACTTCAGCGAGGTAATGCGAACCGCCGCACTTTGATACCTCGACAGTAGATAGTTGGCCGCATCCTGGCATTCGAGCGTCGAGTTTGTGTTAATCGTCCGCTGCATCAGCCGGGCAAAGTAGTTGGTCGCCGACGACGTACTGTTCGCAGTGAAGATCTGACTCGAAGAGTTCTGCGTCACCTGAACCTGGCTCGCCAAATGCGTTGTGTCGTAGTCGAGTTGCAGATCTTCGTAAGGAAGCTCGCCCGGACCGTCACCGAAGGTGCAGTAGGGAACGTTCGAGTTGTACCTGAACCCCCGACTCATGAACCGAAGCGTTCCGGTCCCCCGCACTACGTGCGACCCTGATTCGGTCGTGACGACAGCCTCTAGCGCGCTCATAGCGTCTGAGCCGCTGAGGTCGGTAGCCGGTCCCATGCTGGTTGTATTGCCGGCATCGAGCCATGTCGGTCCCGTAAATCCGGCATACCTCAGGATGCGGGCGTAACGCGCTCCGGAGGACTCCCCCGATGCTGCGTTGCGCCATGCCGTGTAAAGGTTCGTGATCTGCGTTGCGGTCAGCAGAGTAGGTATCTCCGCCACGAATGCAATGTCACCCGTGTAGTTAAAGTCCGTCATGTTGCCCAGCGACGAAACGACCATTGCGCCGACACTGTCGCAGACAATGCCGTTCGGGACACCGTAATTGATGTACCCCGACGTGTAGGACGTGTAGGCACTGGCAGTCTTGCCATCGAAGGATGCCATGATCTCAGTGGACGTTGTACTCATCCCGTAGACGAGTAGGTGCCAGTTGCCATCGGTCGGGGTGGCCGATGTGCTTCCGGAAAACGCCATACTCAACTGATAGGGCGCATACTGTGCCCCGATCGCCAGGTATGCGCCTGTGTCCTCGATCTGAACTTCAATGTTCGCGCCGGATGGCGCGAAGCCATTGTTGTACTGGTCGTACGCGGACGCGAGTTTGGCGAGATTGCCCGACCCGAGGGCACCAGAGCCCCAGAGAAACGCAATCACGCGCGTCCACTCGGCAGGGTTCGCCGGTCCAGTAATTCCCGCCGAGGACAGCGAAAGAAAGGACGTTGCTACGGGGGTTGTGGTCCAGCTGACCCCCGGGGACGGATTGGTCAGCGTCATGACCGTGCCCGGACCAGCGAATTCCCCGGTAGCCGTGTTGGTCGCGGTAATGCTCATTCCGAACGCGTACGCGCCTGAACCGGCCTTCGATGTGCCGAAATTGGCCGCAGGGTTATTGCCAGTACTGTCGGCTGCGGACGTTGCGCCGACAGGGTCGTCGAGCCGGTAGACGAAGCGCGGGTTGAGCAGGTTCAGTTCTTCGGTCAGCGGGTCGGCGAGAGTGTACTGAGACAGCAGCGCGAACGCGTCGACAGCTTCGGGCTTGACCGTCCCCCGCAAGCCTCCGGAATCCCAGGTGGTAGGCCAGCGTTCCACGTAGCCGTTGAAGATCGGATACCAGTTCCCTGGCCAGACCCACGCCGTAGAAGTCGAATTCTGCTCCAACTGCCATGAGTTGACCTGAAGTTCCGTCGCCGAAGTCGTCGCCGCCACAGTGAGCGATAGGCCGACCAGTACGCCCGTGGCGTTCGCGGGTGCTGTCCCCCATGCGCGGATCTGAGTCCATCCGGCGGACGTCGAGCCGACCAGCGCGGCAACGTCCCCCGCCGCCCAACTGGTCACCGTTGCAGAGCCGTTGGTGTAGAACCCCATGCACGCCGCTACGTTGGCAGTCGTCGAGGCAGTCACATTGCGGACGTAGATCTGAAACGCGTAGGGCATGCCAGCGCGGACAGACAGGTGATCATAGGTAACTACGTTGGTATTCCCGGCAGTTGCGGCCGGTACGGCAAACTGAAACGCCGTGGTGCCATTGGGGACATTCCCCGCGCCGAGCATCTGAACGGTTCCGCCGGTCGAGTCCGTTCCGGACACCACACCGATATCAGAGTTCGTCGGGTTGTAGCCGGTCGCCCAACCCGAGCCGCAACTAGCGATCTGCTGCGGAAGCAGGTTGGGCGACGCACCCCACATGAGTCGACGCCGGAACGGCTGAAATGGTTCGACATTGCCGAACCATGGGCCACTCGGGTTCAACGGGTCTAGTGCCCCGTCGGAGTTGTCGAGAGTTGTCGAGTACTCCCCCGCCTGCATGGCGTCGAGTTCGTACTGTCGACCCCGCTTGATGCTCACGCTGCCCTGAGTGCGCCCGGTGACGTCGACCCACTTATTCAGGGGTGGACCGCCACCGTTGACGTTCCATGCCGACCCCCAAGAATCTTCGTACAGTGGGGCATTGACGTTCAGCGACACCTACAGGTCCCCCTCGAAGGGAAGCACCTACTAACGTTAGTAGGTGCTTCCCGCTCTATCGTCGATACGGTCGCCACGTGCCGTTGTTCCTGGCACCCAGCTTCAACATCTCCTCTTGGAAGATGTCGCGTAGCTCTTGGTCTGATCTGACCGAACCTTCAACCGTGACCGTCACGTGGTTAGTCACGGTCACGGTTCCGCCAGTAGCCGAGTCCGGCATGCCCGCCGTGGTGCCACCAGGAAGGGCACCAGGAAGCCCCGTACCGCCCAGAGAGGCAGACAAGGCAAGTGGAGTACCCAGCGCGCCTCTTAGGCTCCCCACGGCACCCGTGGCGAGTTGCTTCATGGACAGCGCGGCAGAGTCGGCGTGATCGTCGATGCCCTGCGCAATACCCTTCGCCATCCACTGACCGACTTCGGTCCGGAAGAGCCTCGACGGCGAGTTGATCCCGAGAAAGGACTTCGCTGCGTTGAGCGCTCCCTTCGCAAGCCCTTCTAGGGTGCTCGCAATCGCGCCGCCGGCGTCCTCGATTCCGTGAACGATGCCTTCGACGATGCCGGAGCCGATCGACCAGACCAGCGAAACAATGCTGGAGAGGAAGCCGCCCAAAAAGTGCATCACGTCGGAAAAGGCTTGAGAAATCAGGTGAAGGAAATCCGAGCAGGCTTTTCCCCAGTGGCCGGTTATCAAGTCGAGGACAACCCCGATGATGTTCATCACCAGGTGCATTCCGAGCGTGACGACATTTGAGATGTTCGTCCACGCGAACTTGATTACCGCAACGATGATCCCCCAGGCCGTAGAGATCACATCGCCCAGAATCTCGAATCCGGCCTTCAGAAACGCCCAGGCAATTCCTGCTACGACCTGGATTTGCTTTAGGCACAGCGACCAGAATTCAGACAGTTCAGTCGTGTGTCCGCGCCACCAGGACGTCAGGTCGCCGACGCGAGCCATGACCCACTTGAACACGTTCGCGTCGAGCCACTTCGCCCAACCCTGGACTTCCTTAGACGTCGCTGCCCACGCAGCGCCAAAAAAAGCAAGCGCCGCATGCCACAGAGACATGAACCCCTTAGAGGATTCGGCGGTCTTCTCGACCCACGTCACGACTGTTTTCCAGTGCATGACCAGCATTACCAGCCCAGCGCCGAGCGCCATCACGCCGACCACAAGCCACGTGATCGGGTTGGCCAGGATTGCGGCAGTGAAGGACCACGCCGCCACGCCCGCAGCAGCGAGACCGACAACCAGAATCCCACCGATTGCACCCGCCAGCGCCAGCGCAACTGACCGGTGACGCGTCATCAGCGCCATTCCCGAGGACAGCCACCCAAGGAACTTCTCGGCGTACGGGAGTAGGACGAGACCTATTCGCGTGGCAAGAGCCTGAAAACCCGCCTCAAGCTGCTTGAGTCGTTGGGAAAAGGTTGCCTGAGTCGCCGCCCATGCTGCCCCGAAGCCGGTCGCGCCCTTTGTGAGTTCGGGGTATTTGCTGTTCAGCCGGTCGATCTGATCGACCAGAACGGCGAGGCCAGAACCGGCTTTCTTGCCGAACATGTCCGTAAGAACCTGTCCGGTTTCTGTCCCGGTAACGCCCGCCTTTTTCATGCGGCCGACCAGGTCGTTCAAGGCGAGCTTGAGCCCACCCTTCTGCATGTCCTCGGAAAGAGTCGTTGCCGACATTCCGAAGCGCTTCAGGTCGGCTGCGGCAGTTGCGGCCGGCACCGCCATGGCCTGAACAGCCATGCGCAAATCCGTCGCTGCGACCTTTCCTCTGATGTTGTTGTCACCAAAGGTCGCCAGCGCCGCGCCAACGTCGTTCAGGGTAAGGCCGTAGCCCTTGACCACTGCAAGAACGCCGGACCCGAGGGCATCGGCGAGATCCTGCATGGTCATATCGCCGGAACCGACGATAGCGTTCAACGCGCCCATTGCTTGCGAATAGTTCTGGACGCCCGGAATTCCGGACGCAATCGCAGCGTCTAGCGCGTTCTGAACATCGACTAGGTCGGCGTGACCAACCGCCGCACCCTCCGCCGCAATCTTCAGAATGTCGAGTGCCTGAGGCCCCTTGATACCGATCGAGGCAAAGGACGACTCAACGTGAAACAGGGCTTCGCTGAGCGAGTTAGGCGAGAACCCAACCTGTCCAGCAAGGCTCAGAACCCCATTGCTCAGGTAAGCAATCTGCTGCTTCGATGCGCCTGCCTGAGTGCCAAGAAGAGCCATGTTCGACTGGAACTCGGCGGCCATCTTTATGGACTCGTAGGCAGCGCCAAGAGCCGCAGCGCCAATGCCAAGCATTGCGGCCTTACCGACAATGCCGAGCCCTTCCATGCTCTCGCCGCCTTCAGCGTCGAGTTCTGCGAGACCAACCTTTGCTTCGTCGATGGTCGCGAAAAGACCAGTCGCGTTCCCAAGAAATTCAATGAAGACCGGAGGTAGTCCAGCCAATCGACTACCGCCTAATCTGTGCTAGTTGCCTTTGCCCAAGCTTCATTCCAAATTCGGGGCATCTTCGGGGTTGCTGCTGCAATCCCCGGTTTGAAGTAGGGAAACTTGCCTTCGACCCACTTCTTATAAATGTTCTGGTACCCGCCGAGACCGCCGGACATCACGACCGCATTGAATGTCCCCCGGCCAACCTGCCGGCTCTTCCGGCTCGACCGGATGGAGCGCTGAAGCTCACCGGACATCTTGCCCGGACCGCCACCACGGCTGATGTGTTCCGGACTGCTCCGAACCGTGATCGCGGGACGATCGGGGAATCGCTTGGACTGGCCCCGATGATTCCAGCGCGCCTGTCCACGCATGCGGGATTTGATAGACGTCTTCGCCTGTGCCTGCACCTTTTTGAGTGCGGCTTGCGTGGCGATATCGACGCGGGCTTGCATGCCTTCCAAAGCCTCGACTACGTCGCCAACGCCCTCGACAATGGCACCGACCATTCCGTCACCCATTAGCCTGACTCCTTCGCCCGGCGCACTTTGGTAACCGTTTCGTCGATGGCCAATAGCCAATCGAGTTCGGTTGCGGACTGGTCGTCGAGGTCGGACGGGCGACAGTGCAGCAGCGTGCAAAGTCGCCACGTCCGGAATCGAGCGGCGGAAACTTCGTCGAGGTCGTCAGCGTCGTGCCCCTCCAGCGCTGCCCTTATTCGCCAGAGGGAACGATAGGGGACGCCGGGTCCGGGGTAGGCTCAAAGTTCGGCTGAAGAGCCGCAATGTAAGGCGCTACGGCCGTACGAAGCGCGTCGAGGTCGCGCCCCGGAAGATCTTGCACAGAGTCAAGCGACGGCTCAAACGGGTAGGACCACGACACAACCGCAGCGAGCACAAGCAGATCGTTAAGGGTCTCCAGCGGATCGAACGCGTCACCCATAACCTGAGCAATGGCGCGCTGAGCATCCGGGGTCATGTCTGCGCCACCCGCCTTCTCAGCCTCATTCACTGCATCGAGAAAGCCAGCGTTTCCGGTGAGTTGAGCCTGAATGCGCCGAATAGGCCGACGCTGGCGCTCGGTCACATCCTCGACGGCTCGGAGGTCGGCATAGGCACCGGAGGGAAGATTGATACGGGTCGTCATTAGTAGGTGCCGCTCGCAATCGCGTTGGTAAGGGTGGCTTTGATGGGGCTGTAGCCGGCGGACGCGCCAACGTCCGTGGTATTCGCATTGGCCGCGTAGTTGCAGCTCAGTTCGATGTAGTCCTTACCGCGCGATATCTCAGCGCCGGACAGAGTCACATTCGACATGTGGAGATCGAGCCCGACCAGAGCCGCACCCGTGCCGTTCGTGAATGAGATGTCGAGAACCTGCGACGCACCGGTCAGATAGTTGGTCAGCTGTGTGTCCGACTCCATCACAATGGTGAACTTGCCGGAGACACTGACCACGCCGGACCAAATCTGATACGGGAACTGAGTACCGTCAACGGCCTTCACGAGAGTGACCGGACGCTTAATGTCTACCTCAGCGTCCATGATTCCCGCCGCAGCAGTGCCGCCGAGAGAAACGGTCGTGTTCCATGCGGCAATCGGCTTCAGTGCGGAGAATGCCGGTGTCGGTGCGGTGGTTGGGACAGACCCGAGAGTGGTCGCCTTCGCCGTGTACGTAATCATGCCGTCCGGCGAGAACTTGAAACTCATGTCACTGAACTTGCCGCCCGCATACTGCCGGACGCCTGCCACATAGTTGTCAGTGAAGGTGAAGCTACCGGGCTGACCATTGCCGTTATTGAGAACAGCAAAGGCAGTCGCGTAGGGGACGCTCGACCCGGTTGTGACAACGTCGCCGAGAACGCCAGCGAGTGGCCATCCAATGGTGTCCGGGAAGACGTCGCCGCCGAAGTCAACGGTCGCGCTGACCGGTCCGGCAACCTCCCCGTACTGCTCAACCATCGAACCCCGCCAACCCTTATCAGGCAGCAGAGTGAGACTGTCCTTTGGGGTGAGCGACGTCACCGGAATGTACGCCGTCGCTGCCGTAGCAGTGGCGAACCCCGGTTCCCGTGCAATGCCTAGGAATGAGAGTGCGGAACTCTTAGGCACTGGTCACCTCCGGAGCGACAGGAGCCACCGGAGCGGGCTCCACGGGCGCGGGAGCGGGCTCAACGGCCGGAGCGGGGGCAGGAGCCGGGGCAGGCTCGACAGGGGCCGCTACAGGGGCACTGACAGCCGGTACAGTCACGGTCGCCGCCCCCGGCGTGACAGGCATCCAATACCCATCCGCCGGCGCTTCGCCGGGAAGGTCGATGCACTGGCCAGGAAGCGCGGTAATGCCGAGAGTGGGGTAATACAGCTCAGTCGAACCAATGAAGCGGAAGGAATTCAAGAAAGTCCCTAGATGGTGTTAGCGCACTGGATTTGGATTACGGACGTGGCCACACGGCCTAGGTGGTCGGGGTCCCAAGTGACTTCCGTCTGATCAGTCAGCGGAACGGCAACGGTCACGCTGTCGCCGAGACTGGGATCACTGCGGACGACTGCAACCACCGCATCGACAAGGGACTGAGCGCGCGTGTACACGCCTTGCGCGTCGTCGCCGCCCCGGTACACGTCGACCGTGATTTCTACGGTGTAGCTCTCGTCTAGCCACCCCGGACCGCCACCACCAACCAGACGCTTTGCCTTGACCGTGCGGTGAACGGCACCGACCGACACAATGTCTTCGGGCTGATCCGGCCCCGGTTCGTCGTAGACGACAATCAGGCGCGCATCGGGATTGGACGGGTCGGGGGTGATCTGCGCGGATAGCTGAGTGAAGAGCCAGAGACGCGCGGCAGGGGCGGAAGACGTGGGAATGACAAGAGTCACTAGGCGATTCCGGGAGGTCGACGGAACGGGGACCACAGTTCAATGACACGGTCCGGCAGGGCGAATCCCATCGGTGCGCCCGCAACGTCTCCGTCTTGTGCTGAGGAACCGAATCGAGGTCGGCCGCTCTGCTGCGTCTGCTGCCAGAGGTGGCGAATCAGTTCCAGCGCTCCGAGACGAACCGTGTACGGGATCACGCCCGCTCGCCCCGCCGTGTACGTGAGTTTGATGTTCTTCGAGCCAGCGGCGAACAGTGCGGCTTCGCCGCCGAAAGTGCGTCGGGTGATCTGACCCGTGGTGTAGTCGGCCGTGAAGGCGAACGCGTTCATTTGCGCGCCGAGTTGCTGTTCCGTCAGCAGGAACGCCGACAGCCCGTAGTACTCGGTACAGCTCAGAATCGATGCCAGCGGAACCCAATCGGGGAAAATCCAGGAAGCGCCACCGTCGAACCACTCGGTATGCACTTCCGGCAGCAACGGGCCGACCACGTCGCGCGCCTGATCGGCGGCAGTGAGAATGAAGTTCTGTAGCTCATCGTCCGAGCGGGTATCGGCCAGATTGATGTTCAGGTGCTTTTTCACGCTGACTAGGTCGACGATCTGTTCTACGCCGACCGGGCGAACGGTGAACTGATCCGCGTATGTCCAGCGGACGTTAGTACCGACAGCCGACCACGCGACCAGCCATACCCCGAGGGTCGTCGCCGACGAAGCGATAGCGGTATAGACACCAGCACCAGCACTCACAGTGGCCGGCGTGGTCGCATTCCCGAGCGGGTCAGTCACGGTCACCGTGACTGTCATGGATTCCGTCGCCGGATTCCCGCTGTCGTCGAGCACGGTCGCCGACAGGGGCACGTCTTGCCCAGCGAAGTACATAACCTGAGTCAAGACATGCCCCCTTCAGTGCCAACGGTGGCGGTGCCTGATGTGCTCTCGCCGGTGCTTGTGGTGTTCGTGCCGGTGCTTGTGATGCTCTCGGCGCTTGTGACGCGCATGGTGCTTCCGATGCGCGTGCAACTGGCGATGCGCGCGCTTATGGCGCTTGCGCCGCTCATGGTGGCGCTTCCGGTGCAGCCCCTTGCGCTCATGGCGCTTGTGGTGCAGGTGCGTCCGGTGCTTGTCTTTGTGGTGCTTGCGGTGCTTGAACTTCCGGTGATGTTCTTTCCGGTGCATGTGCCGCAAGTGGTGCAGGTGGTGCGTGCCCTTCGTGCGCTTGCGCGGCTTGCGGGGCTTGTGACTACGCGTCGACTTCCGCGTGTGTACGCGGTGATGCTTTATGTGGACGCGCCGAACGTGTCGACGCCAGTGCTCTAGGGACACAGACCCTCCCCCGAAGGGGCACCTACTAAAGTTAGTAGGTGCCCCTCGTTGTCCTTAGAAGGTGGGGGCAACCAGACCGGTGCCGCTGACCACGGAAATGGACTGCGGGTATCGACCGGGCTGGAAGGAGGCGTAATTGTAGAGCCGGACGTAAACTGACATGTTCTGCGCGTACGTCTGCTGGAAAGCCTCAGCCCGAATGTCGGACTCCCAGAGCATCAGGTCAGCCATGCGAGCAACCAGGACAACATCCTGATTGGTGCCGGTACCGAGGTTCGTCGGAAGGCTCGCGTCGACATAGACGGGAAGCCCCAGCATCGAACCCACAAAGCCCTGAGACGCATTCGCCGACAGGTTGCCGACAGCGTTCATCGGACCGCCGGCCGCAGGGACAACCAGCGGACGACCCTGCGTGTCCTGCTGCGCGATTGCCCACGCCCAACGGCGCGGGTGCATGATGATTGCGTCCGGGGGCAGGAATCGGCTGGTGTGGATCGCCTGAATGGCACCCGCAAGCTTCGAGTACAGAGCCGCAAGCGTCGGCGAAGCGCTGGTGAAAGCGAGCGCGTTCGTACCGGCCAGGGTCGTGATACCGGTCAGCGTGCCACCGGTACCGGCACCCTGGATCACCTGAGTGTCGAGCTGAACGGCATAGGCCGCCGCGAGATCGGCGAGCACGACAGAGTCAATGTTCAGCGGACTCTGTTCGAGAAGCTGAAGCGAAACGGTCTGGCCACCCGCGATGGTCACGACCGGACTAGAAACGCTGGTCGTGGTGAGATCCTGTTCGAGGACTCCGCCGTTCTGCGCTGTCTGCGGAGCAACCTGCGTACCGGTATTGATCTTCGGGATGTTGATCGAGTCGGTTCCGGCCGGAAGCTCCATGGTGGGGCACAGGTTCGCCACGACTCGACCGGGGCGCGCGAAGGCGATGAAGTCCTGTTCGAGCCACAGGGGCGGAACGAACTCGCCACCGCCGCCATTGGCGGTCGACAGCGCCGCACGCTTCTCGTCCTGAGCCGCGCGAATGCGGTCGTTGCGAATCAGTCGGTCGAGCGCGTCACGGTCACCCTTGTTTCGGGCAAGGTGAAGGTCTCGGAAGTACGACCGCCCGTCGTTGGCCTTCCGATACACCTCAGGCTCACTGGTGACCTGAACGGACGGCGCATAGCGCTTCCGCATCTCTTCGGAAGCCTCATCCATCCGAAGCTGAGCATCGAGTTCGGAAATGCGGTCGTCGAGCGCGCGAATCTCGGACTCGTCAGTGTCGAAGCGGCTCGACTCATCGTCGGTAAGGCCGCGCGACTCCGACTGAGCTACCTTCAGCACCTCGTCGATAGCGGAGCGCATCGCAGCGCGCTTGGAAATGAGATCAGCAATAAGCTCACGCTTGGTCAAAAAGGTTCCTTACGAATGGCGGGGAGAGATGTCCAGTGCGCGAAGACGGGCGCAATACAGGGACAGGTCCGGAACGGACAGCGACTCAATCGCCGGGGCAGGCTCGGGAAGACCGCCGAGCGCCCCCAGAAGGGCGAAAATCGCATCTAGCTTGTCCGGGGTCAGCTCGACCCCAGAGCGGAGCGCACGGAGCGCGTCAGCGGCTTCACGAGACCGAAGGGAAGCGCCGGCCGTGTGAGGGTTCGCGCCGTAGTTCACGGCGCTTACGTCACCCTTGTGCATGTCGACTTCGGTAATGTCGCGCTGACTCCAGTCAGGCGACCACGACTGACCAGTGACCCGAAAGCCAAAACTCATTTCGTCGAGGTCGCCGCGATCCATGGCGATCTGAAGGTCACGCACGGCCGACTGAGCGGGGTTCAGGTCGGCTTCGACATGAAGGCCGCGCTCATCCTCAGCGAGCCGCATAGTGCCGCTTTTGGTCCTGGCCAGCGTCAAGCCCTCATGGTTCAGCTTGAACGGCACGTCAGCCCCGTTCGCCAGGGTCTTAGCGAAAGCCCCCCGGCGCACTACCTCGGAGTAGTCGCCGAGATAGTCACTCATGGTGTAGGGGGTCTCAGTCACGGACGCATAGCCGGTGAACCTGAGAAGATTCCCCCCTGAGCCGTCCGGATGCTCACGTATCTGAGCGTCATCGAACGGACGATTACGTGTTTCAACAGCACCACCATTGGTGGCGCGTATGGAAAGGTCGGTCACTAAAGCACAGCCCCCATTGCATCGGCCTTCATTGGCGAAGGCGAAGCCCCCGTGTCCTTAATGGGCGCGACGTTGCTATTCAGCGGGGCCGCGATGTTGTCGCCACCCTCGACCGGGGCGAAGTTTTCCAAAGCCCGGATTTCGTTCTGAGTGAGGATTCCGGCGGACCGGGCAGCGCCGTAGACGAGATAGCGGCCGGCCGTATCGGTGCGCAGAAGTGCGTCAGCATTGAAGCGCGCGCACTGCGGTTTCGGCATGAGCGATGACCACGCATCTTCGAAGCGACCGAGCCACGGATTCAAGGTGTACGCCAAAAATCCGAGCCCCTGCTGTTCGATGCCGGTGCCCCAGCTCGTAGTTTTGTCGGTCTGTCCGAGCATGTGCGGCGGAATCCCGAACAACATCGCTAGGTCGATGGTCTGCGCGGCGCGCGTGCCCAAAAACTGGGCATCCTCAGGCGTGACCGATATCGGTCGCCAGGATGCACCACCAGAAAGCACACCTACCGTGTGGGCATGGCTGAGTCCGCCATGCGAAGCCGTGAACGACTCTTTGAGCTGTCGGGCTCGCTCTCGGTCGAGGTCGCCGGGCACCTCGACAATGCCGCTCATGTGAGCGCCATTGCCGAAAAAGCGGGCTCCGAATTCCTCGGCGGCGAGCCCCAAGCCGATGGCGTTCCGCGCGTACCGAATGACGCTGATACCGGTAGCGGCTTCCGGGTAGGCAAGCCCCAGGATATGAACGATGTCGTCAGCGTCAACCGGCTTCCGGTTGACTTCGTAGACCCGTTGCCCATTCCCGTCGAGCGTGCACTTCACGCGGTCGGGATGAAGCACCATCAGCCGGTTTGGATACCCTCGGGAGTCCCGAGACAGCACCAGGCAATACGCGTTCCCTCGCAGCAACAGCGAGACCATCATCTGAGAGAGCCCGAGACGCCTCGACGGAAGCGACGTGTTAGCCGCACCCCCGAACGGGTCGGAGATGATCCCCGGCGGGGGCTCAAGAGTCCGGCGAATCTCTCCCTGCATCCGGACCGCATCGAAAGGGAGTCCGGCGACAGCATCAGACAGGATGCGCACAGCGGAAGCGACTACGAGTAGTTGCATTGCCGTGTCTTCGGTGACCGGGACGCCGGCGGACGTGATTGCCGCAAGGCTGCCGTTCGTGGGAATCGCCCACGGGTCACCCGCCCCACTCGGAACAAAGGCTCTGCGCTCAGCGGCGCGACGGGTAAAACTAATGGTCGGTCACCCAACCAATCAGCACCAGCGCCCCGCCGAGTAGCGCAAGCCCGAGAATCCCGCTCCATGACCAGCCAGCGGCGACCAGACAGCCGATACCCGCTAGGTCGGCCACATCAGAGAGCGCCCGGCGCTTGTGTTCCTTCCGGTCGTTCATGTGGTCGCTCCAATCGGAGCACCTACTAACGTTAGTAGGTGCCTATAGGTCGTCCCAGCGCCAGAATTGGGGCTCAGGGTCACGCTCGGGTTCGACGCACGCACGCTCAAGCGCCATGACCGCCGAAACGGCCAAGTCGATTTTTCGAGGACTGCCCTTCGAGTCCTTCGAGAGTCGAGAGCCGCGCGAATCCGTGCGGATCACACAGTTGGCAAGGTGGCGCGCTAGGCGCGGGTTGCCGGAATGCGTGATGGTGCGGTTCATTACCGCTTCAAAAAACCTGGTCGTCGCTGGGATCATGCGCGCGGGAGACTGGGGAAACTCCACGATCGGCAAACCCTCGTCTTCGAGGATTTGATACGTCCGAGCCCAGCGGTAGGGGTCGCAAACTACTTCCCGAACCGTCCAGCGTCGACAAGCCGCGCGAATCTCGGCTTCGACGTCCACAATCGGCACAGACCAGTCTTGACCCGTGTTCTGAGGGCGTTCCCACGCTGCGACGACGTCGACATGTGGTAGCCGTCCATCGGTCGGGCACTCGACGACGACAAGCGCCGTGCTGTCGTTATTGAATGAGCCATCAAAGCCAAGGACAACGTCCGCACCATCCGCAATCTCTCGCGTGGTATCTACGCACGCGTCCCATGTGCCGGCGGGCAACCACGCCTGAGCGGCGCTCACCCACTGGTTAAGCCGCTTCGTCCGAAACTCGGCTTCCGGCGTGCGCAACACGGCCGACTCGAAGTCGTCCGCAGAGACGATGTCGCCGAAACCGGGGTTGGCCTCAGCCCAAACGGCACGATCCCGGTGGTCGGCGTTCTCAGGCGCTCCCCACCATTCGAAGTAGAACGCCGGGTCGTCGACTTCACCGCTGGCAACCTGACACCCGTACTGGTACATGCCGTAGCAAAGGCTGTCGCCGCCGGAACTGTCGCTCTTGACGCCAGCAGTAGTGATGCCGACAATCAGCGGCTCGACACGCGCACCGGTAGCGAGCGCCATCACGTCCCACAGTTCGCGGGTTGGCTGCGCGTGCACCTCGTCGAAGAGAACGAGGTGAGGGTTCAGCCCCTCCTTCGTGAAGGCTTCAGCGGACAGAACGCGATAGACGGAGCCGGTCGCCGGGAACTCGATTGCGTCCCGGTAGAGTCGGAAACGACCGTTGAAAAACGGCTCAAGCTCGATCATCTTCTTCGCGACGCCGAAAACGATTCTTGCCTGCTCTTTATCGGCAGCACACGAGAAGACCTCGCCACCCTTCGGCCCGAAGGCGAGCCCATAAAGCCCGATTCCGGCCCCGAGCGCGCTCTTGCCGTTCTTTCTCGGCTCGCCGATAAGTGCCTGTCGATGCCTCAGGCGGCCATCAGCACGCCGAGCCAGAAGGCGACTAATCATGTCCGTCTGCCAATGGCGCATAACCATCGGCTCGCCAGCGGAACCGCCGACACTGTCTTTCGTCACGCGAAGGAATTCCGTAAACGCGCCGAAATGATCGCCATCACCCCGTGCGATGTCCTCCGGAGCGACCTTCGTAAGCCAAAGGGGGCCACTCAAGCGCTACCCCTCTCGATTGGCTCGCCTTTCTAGCATTTCCTCGAACTTGTCTCGCGCCTTAACCTCGGCGAGCCCCATTCGAGTTCGGTCCGCCGGCGTGTAGCCGAGCGACGCCAATACGGAATGCAGTTGCTTTCGACTGGTCGCCAGCGCACCGACCAAAGGATTAATGACCGGGTATCCCTTGTCAGTGACGTACATTCGGCCCATCTCGGCGATTTCTGCGGCCATTCCGGCGCATTCGTCGACCAATCGAGCCGCAAGCTCGACCGTTGGGCGGTCGGTATCGGCGAGCCATGGAGTCGAGGCCACGACATCAGCCAGGAAGGCCAACCCGGCGGGTTCAAGGTCGGAGGGTGGCGCGAACGGCAGACCAGGCAGCGCGACGACGTCAGCAGCCTTCGGAAGTGCACGTTTGCCGGGATTTCCGAGCTTGCGCTTGCGCTCATTCGGCATTGGGGGTGGTCCCGACATGCAAGACCCCCCCCATCTAACCTGCGGCCGTGTGTGCAGCCATGGGGCCGGGGTCCGTATATTGCATATACGTAGACATTTACCTACCCCCACCCGCATACATGGGTACTACTTCTAATGAGCACCCATATTCACAATTGCGATATGCAATTCACATTCGCTATTCCGAACGGCTTCCCTTGCGGCCATTACAGGCGCGACAGAGAACGGCTAGATTCGCTCGGTCATCAGTGCCACCGCTCGCCTTAGCAATGATGTGGTCCACTGTCAGGTCATTACTGATATGGCCATCAATACGCCAACCAGGACACCAATCGCCGTAGTACGAACGATGCTCAGCGAGAACAGCCTTAGAGAGCCGACTCCAGCGCGAACCATAACCACGCTGAGTGGAATTGCCACGCCGACGCTCTCTATCCGTGACCGGACAGGCATCACATCGCGACGGGTTTCTAGTCAGTCTCTTGCAGATCAGACAGGGTCGTTGTGCCACTCGACTACCACCCTGTAGGAAGGTCGGGAACACCAAGGTTCATGGTTACCGGAACTTCCGGAGTGCAGTTGCAGTTGGGCAGCGTTGCAGCATTCGGCGCACTGCAAGTCGACTGGTGAACCTGACTCGCCAGAGCAAGAGTGATCGCATGAGCCGCACAAGCACATACCGAAATGGTTGAATCGGTCGCCGTCGGCAACGCCGGAAAGACCGGTGATGGAAGCGACGGATCGGCGAGTGCAGTGATCTGCGACTGCTGATTCTGAACAGCCGACACAATGCCGGCGAGTTCAGTCGGATTCGGTCGCCTCGACCAGTTCACTACAGCCACAGCACCACAGAGCACGCAAACGGAAATGTCGTCACCTCAGGATGATGTATTGGCCGCATCGAAGTCGAGGCGCGTCTTCAGCTTGTGACACGGCCGACAGAGCGCCTGAACGTTGCTGTCGACGTCTCCGCCACCATGGGCAAGCGGAACAATGTGATCGACGTCTACAGCGGACGCGAGAACGAGATTCCGGCACTTCGCGCAACGCGCTTCACCGGATCGCTTGATTTCGGAGCGAAGTCGAGCGGCAGCGTCATTTCCGCTTGCCAGCAACGCACGACGCTTGCGCCATGCCTTCACGGTCGATCTACGTTCATAGGCTTCATAATGAGCCATACAGCGACCCCTACGGGTCGGGAACGCGTCACAGTCGAGGCAGGATGTTCGCAAGGTCACTCCATGACCCACCTACTAACGTTAGTAGGTGGTCTGATTAGCCGGGGTTCCGGAATCGAACCGGATCTTCCGGAGTGTTCGGGCGGGTGATTAGGTCCGCCGTACTAGTCCAGAGTGCAACGCGTACACCAACCCCTAGTCAGAACGTCAACCGGATCACAGGTCGGATTCTGGCTCTGTCGCCCCGGATGGATTCGAACCACCGGCACCGTGTGTGTAGGACACGTGCTCTGACCAACTGAGCTACGAGGCGAATCCCGACGCTCAACCGATCGGGAAGATTCGGGAGCGTCGGGGAACTGGAGAGGCGATCTCGGTCCGCCGTGTTGCCAGGGGTGCGCGGTGTCGCTGCTCTCTGGTGATACTAGAACGGAAGGGTTCTCCAGTCCGTCTGTGCGACGCCGAGACGAACGAACGTTGTTTCCCGTTTCCCTTAAGAGTTTCTATAGGCAAACGAGAAAGAGCGAAGAACCATCACGACGTCACGCCAGGATCAGCCATCCCCGCTGATTGGCAACGCCGAGTGAGCAGGCGAGCACCTTCCGTAGATGGTTGGCAAGCACAACCAATTCTAAGGCAAAAAAGAGCCCCGGCGGGGCCGAAGCCTTACCGGGGCGAGATCGAGCTGTGTGCGGGCGTCTACGGGTTCTGGCGGGGCGTCTGCGGCCGGTTGGCCTCAGTCAGGAAGCGGGTACGGTGCTCGCTGTCGATGCGCTCCGCTCGGTGCTCGGCTTCGTCTAGGGAGTCCTGAACTGCCTTGCGTCGCAGAGCGAGTCGCTCAGCGCCCGCATTGCTGTTGTAGAGCCCTTCCGACGCTTCTGCGTCCAGCTTGGCAAGGGAGTGCCTGGCAATCTCGGCGTCCAGCAGTGCCGCGAGAACGGCAGGCGAGACGTGCGACTCCTCGACCACGTGCGCGAGTAGTTTGCTGGCTCGCTGTCGCGCTTCGGCTTGCATCTCGATCATGCGTGCTTCCCCGTACTCTCCGCTGTCTGCCATGGCTTCATGTTCCCACCGGCACCGAGTCAGCTTCGACGATGACCGCCGTTGCTTCGGTGTCGACATCGTCGGGCACTGGTCGCCAGTGCAACCGAGTGCGGTCGGCAATTGCGAGGATCTTCTGTTTGCCGTCTTCGCCCTTAACTCGACCCTCGACGAACGAGACCCCTTCGAGGAACAGCCCCAGGAACTCACGTCGCTTGAACACGTCCCAGCTTGCCCACGGCGTTCCGGGGGCTGTCGGGTCGATGCCGGGCGCGAACCAGTCGGCAGGGATGCGAACGCTGTCGTCTACCTTCGCGTCGAGTTCAGCGAGTCGTGTCGTGCACTGCTCTTCCCAGTCTTGGTACTTATCCATGGTCTCGTTCCATGCTGCTGCACCACTGGGCCCCTGCCACGCCCGCGCGCTGCGCTCTGCACGGTGCCGGTCGATGGATTCGCGTACGTGGTCGAGGTGAGCCTTCGTCTCCGTTCGCTCATCCTCGACCCCGGACAGGTCGCGCTGTTCGGCGAAGCGGGTTGCGGCAGCGATCAACCATGCGCGGTCGGTTGGGTCGCTCATATCTGCGGCGGCAATCTTCGACCAGACTCGCCGGGCGACGTAGTTATCTGCCTGCCCAATCTGCACAGCAAGCCCACCATGACCAACGGGGTTCGCGCACAGGTAGTACGGCTTAGCCTG